CTCATAGAGTCAGCAATTTCATCACGCTTTTTAATTTGCGCTTTGGTCATTACTGCTTCACTTACACCACCACCGCCACCATTTCCGCCGCCGTTTCCACCATTACCATTACCACCGTTTCCACCATTACCATTTCCGTTACCATTTTTCTTGGTTTCGGTTTCACCACTATCTTCTGACTTCTCCTCTTCCTTCTCCCTACGGAGATATCCACCCAGACCTACACGATATCCACCAGGGATCCGCTTACACTTTTTATCTTTATAGCAGTAGTAATACCCCTGCTTACACTTCTTCATTTATCTTTTTCTGGGTTATTACTATTTAGAAATCCTTGCTTCAGAAGTTTTTGTAGTTCTGATGTAGAACCTACAAACACGGCATTATTGGTAACACTATTAGGACCTTTTGCTCCGTCTTCTTCAAGATCCTTAAGTTTCTTTTGTAAATCTGCTAACTTGTCTGTGGTGTCTGCCACACTCTTAATAAGTTGTCCAGCAACTTCATATGCTCTAGGACTGGCACTTTCTCCTGCCAGTTCCATTATTCCATTTATTGCCTCTTGCCCTTTCTCAATTAGCGAATATAAGTTTGCTCTTGTATATTCGTAGTCTTTTTTAATATCGTTACTTTCTGCCGGTCTCTTGATAGGAGATGGTTTTTCTGTTTCAACAATACTACTTTCCACGTTAAGTGCATCATCAATCGCATCAAAATCAGACATAAGTATCAAATATCAGACTGCTTTGTAGGACTATACGATTTAGAATCTGTAAATGTCTCCCAAGTTTCAGTGAAACCAAAATCATCTCCAGGATTAGCATCAATTGGATCAGGCACAGCAGTGTACCTTACCTCTCTCTTCGCTGTCTGAGTGTTGGTGTCAGCATACATATCAACTTGAACCTTACGGATA